AGCAATGTTTTAAGCAAGTGAATGGGTATTGCCCCTTTGATTATGCTTGCAAGTTGGAAAGCTTTGGGCGTTATAGACAATTTTGCTATGACAAGAAAGCTGGGGAAGAACAAGCTCAATATAAAACAAAAATCATTTATTTTTTAATTGTAGTATCGGGTTTATTATAACGTTCTTTTTGTCGTTTTTCTTGACGTTGTTTAGCTTTGTCGTAACCTTTTACTTCTCCTTGACAAGACATTAAAAGAAAAAGCATATCAACATCTGAAAAATTATTATTGTAATATAAACTATCGTTATCCTTAATTTCATATTTAAAACATTCATCTTTTGTAATTTTTTTACCTTTACTTTTAGCATTATCTAAATCTACTTTTTCACCATTATGTAAAGTAATTTTTCTTTCAGCAAAAGCAGAGGAAGCAAGCAATAGAGCCAGAGCGAGGATTAGAGAAAGTTTTTTCATATATATAATATACATTTTTTTTGACAAGGTGGCAAGGGTTTAAGCAAGATTTTTTTATTTTTTTTCAAATCCTTTTTTGCGTATCAAGCATATGTCTGCACATCATTGGTTGGGCTACGTTCACACTACGCTTTAGATTAGGCAGCACTTACAACATTATGACAACTTTCATTCTTTTTGCAAGGAAGCGGCAAAAAGAACCAAAAAACGCTGAACAGCCTGCTTTCTACGTATCCAGAGACGGCAAAAATCACGCCAACGCTGAGATTATGAACCATAATGCGAGGCGAGAAGGGATAAGACTAGCAAACATAATGCTTCTGTTTAAAACCCTCCTATTTTTCTTTTGGCATTCGCGTCAGAAAAATTTTTTTTTGAAAATAGTCTGAAAAAAACAACATATACAAAAAAAACCGGAGGGTTTTAAACGGCGGGGCGTTGTCATGTTTTTTGCACGCCGTTTTTATCCTAGCGATTTTCTTTTTGAGGGCAAGCCTCAAAAAAATATACATATAAGTCGTTTTCCCTTTTTTTCCTTCCAAAACCCGGTGAGAAGGAAAAAAAAGGGAAAACAAAACGACTCCCCAAAAACCAACTCAACAACACTTAACCGCTACGGAAGTAGCACGGAGGCAACATGGTAAAACTTGAAACAGTAACAGAAGGAACAACCTTTATAGTTACATGGAATTCAAAAGCACGTAATTATTTTACGGAAGCTAGTTTCATTTTAAAAGGACAAGCGGAACAATTCGCAAAAGAATTTAAAAAGAAACTAAAACCAGAAATTGAAGTAAAAATATGGAAAATGACAACAGAAATAATAGAGGGGGTGTAAAATGAAAACAATAGTAGTCAACGGCGAATACAACTATATTTGCGAAAGTTGTGGCATGGAAACGAAAAACCATTTTTTCGTTTTAAACCATAATTGTGATTGCAATAAAACTTGCAAAAAATGCAAATATAACAATTATTATTTTTGCGTAAAGAATAAAATCTTAATGCAAAATATGAAAGGAACCTGCAAATCTTTCAAAAGAAAAGAGGGGGTGTAATATGAACGCAAAGCCAAGATGCTACATGTTTTCTTGCAAGATGAAGAACGGCAAGAAGGAAACAAGAACGGGGTTCGGTGTGAACAAAAGGCAGGCAGCGGATTACATTAAAGCAATATTTGCCGATGTACTTAAAGTAACCCCGAACTACATAATTTTACAGGAGGCTTAACATGAGACATAGATTTTCACGGTTCGTTGTGGACATAGGGAATTTTTGCGAAAGCAGATTTCACAAAATACACGTTGCGTATTTTGTGAGGATTAATTTGCTGCAGTATGAGGTTTATTTTGTCCGCATTTAACACACGCCCCGAAAGGGGCTTTTTTATTTTTTCGCTTTAAAATATTTACCACGCTTTTTGATTTCCACGCGATAATAAGGACATAAACCAAAAGCAACACAGCCTTTGCAGCTAAAACCACGGGCAAGAAGACAAACATAATTTAAAGGCATATTTTCACTCCATTGCTAAAAAGGCAATTTCTCCAATTCTTTCTGATGCTCTATTTGCTTCAAAGCTTCTTGAGGACTAACAGGCGTAAAACCATCGTCTTTAGGCGGTATTTTGTCAAAGCCGTCTGTATTATAGAGATTGTTCCGGTATTCGTTGTAATACCTTCGTAAGCCGATAACATGGGTTATACGCTGGGCATTGCTCATTGTGTACATGACACCTTCAAATTCCGAAAGAAATTCGTCAAACGTGCTACACAAAGCAAGTTTTTTAAAGCTGGCTATAACATTTTTAGTAGATGTGATTTCGTCAGACTTTGGCAAGAACAAGTTAATAAATAATTTATCGTTAGTCTCAACCTGAAGAGGGCTATACTGGTATTTGTTGGGGTCTTCCGAATGAACCAAATACTTCCTAGCACCATCAAGGGAATAGACACGCTCAAACGAATTTGGTCGCAATAATTGTTCGCTTTCCAAATCCTCTGTTTTTCCTATTTCAACTTCAGGGGATTCTTTTTTCTTGATTTCCTTTTTCTCTTTTTTAGGTTCGTCAAATTTGCCCCATTCCTTGAAATAGTTCTGCATAGTGCCCAATTGCCTAGACGCGGCAAAAGCGAGCAATAAATGCCAATGAGGTTTGACAGGTTCACCTAGTTCGTTTTTGTCAAACTCATGGCAGATAAAATAATAGTTCCTACTTATGCCACGGCAACGCTCTTTTATTGCCTCCAAATTATCCCAGCCAGCAGGGATAATAAGCTGCCAATTGCGAGACTGAACGATAGGTTCCTTGCGAATCAAAGACTTTTTAAATTTCATTTAAAAACCCAATTAAAAAAAGTTAATACTTAATACACCACGCATTAAGACAAGCCCATGCGTGGTGTAGTAGAAGTGATTTACGTCATAGTCTAGGGAGTCCCCTACTTTGAAATTGTGCTTGTCCACGCCGTGGACAAGGCAAATTTCAAAGCAGGAACCGACTGGGGTGATGCCCTAGCCTATGACGTTGTCTTATTTTATCAAGTTTAAAAGCTTAACCAAAATAAAACAAGCGAAAATAGTGTAAAATACCTCATTATAATCAGAGAAGCCTCTCATTACATTTTCAAAATTAAAATCGTTATTGCCTGAAGGACACTCAGAAGATGTGCTACTGTATTGCTGGGAAGAACTAGACGGAGGAATATATTCACGGCAGTTAGTCAGGTAGTAAAGAACGCAATTTGATTCTATAAGGCCTGAGAATTTACAATAATTCAACAAGCCAGCAATATCACTAAAAGAACCGCCATTGTCGCTGAAACGGCAAATTACATCGCAGTCATGGCTATTACAAAGATTTGGCATATTTTAACCTCCTATTTCATTGCTGAAATAATTGCGAACCAAAAAAAACAGCATATCCAAAAGCCTATAAAATAATCCATCTATTCAACCTCCGTTTTCTCAACCCTCAAAAAAAGAGTATATTTTTCACTGCCAAAAAGAAAATCCAAGGGAACAAAATAAAGAAAATATCTACGCTTCTCAAAATCAGAAGACAGCATAAGCAAACCAGTGTTGTCAAACTTGCCACTGACAAAAAGCAAGCTATTGTTGGTTCTATAGGTTATATTGGCATTTCTACCATTTACTCGCAAGTCCAAGCCCTCAACTAATTTTTCGTATGTCTGAAGCTTGTTTCCCTTTTCATCGTAAGTATAGGAAGCCTCTCGCAACTTCTCATTGCCAAGGCTAAACAAAGTAGTGTCGCTACTTTGCAACTGAGTTTTCTGGGCAGTCTTTGAGAAGTCCCAAAGAAAGCCCAATTTTACAGCAAGCTCTCTATTCACAATTTCATAGTAAATTGTGTAATTATAGAAAGATTTCACAGGAATAAGAGTATCTATTTTAATTACTGTATCAGTTTTAATAACTGTTATTGTATCATGCTTCACCTTGGTGATTACCCTAGTTCTAATGTTTTCAACATTGCCGCCCTGTGGGTTCGCAGGCTCACCCACGACGGGCGGCGGAATAGTTGAATAACTATTATTCTGCGGAACAAGCCACGCCGGAGGCTGGGAATGGCTCATAACATTCGCTATTATTGCAAGCAAGGCGTAAGCGAAGAAAGCACGAACAAGCCAAGAATCAAAAAATTTTCTCATTTGGGAAGTCTCCTAAAATTATAGTTAAACTTTGGGCAGTAGTTTGGGGGAATAGTTTTAGGTTCTAATGTGTCCACTTTGCCGCCGAAGCGAAGAACGTAAAACTTATCGCCGCAGTAGTATTCCTCAAATTCTCCCAACGTAAAAGACGATGAAAAAAAGGCAGAGGAAGAAGAAACCAAAGGCATTTCATGCTTGAAAGCGGTGCCGTTGAAAAGCTTCATAGTCTTTGGGGCACCGCAGGAAAAAAGAACAACGCCAACAACTGCAAAGGCAATGAATTTAGCATTGTTAAGAAAAAATTTTGTTTTGCGAATTTCTTTTATATTGCCCGCTAGATTTGGTGCGTAGCTTTGGTAGAGGTCAAATATAGCTTTGTCGTAATTTACGCTACTGGTAGCATAGGGAGTATTTTTTATGCTCTGATGCCCAAGGAAGTATCTAAGCTGAACACGGTTTTTTAAACCTAGCCTTTCCTGTCTCATTAAGAAAATTAGTTCCTCTCTTATGCCGTTTACAGAGCTGTCTATATTGTCATCGTCTTGGGTAATGATAAGGACTTCATGCTTGCTTTTTCTATGTACGCTACAGTATTCAAAAAATTTCCTGTTGCGTTCTTCCTTCCAGTTCTTGCTATTTATGTAGCATTTCTTCTGTGCTTCGTCAAGTATTATCAAAGCACCCTGCGGGGCTTTGGGTATGGCGTTAAGGTAGTAAGCACCCAAGTCGTTTTCTGTGGGAACCGTTGTTCGCTTTGGGAAATAAGTTTTCCAGTTCTCCAATAAATGTTCTATTGAGTAATCATGCAAAAGGTTTTCAACGTAGTAAGGCGTTATGTCTTTGCGGTTGTATTTGTTTAGCAAGTAATAAGCTATTTTAACGCAATTAAGGCCGGGGATATTGTGAAATACATGCCTGCCAGCAAGCAAGGCAGGAAGTATATAAAGCATTAAAGTAACAAGTGTTTTACCTGCACCGGGTTTACCTGTTTTAACGCTGACAGACATTAGAGAAGCTTCCTACAGATTAGAGCGACACCTATGCCGCTGATTTGACCTGCTATAAGAGCAACAAACACTTCACGGGTGCCAATACAGCCTAGAAGCTGAAGGGCATTGTCTGGCAAATCTCCGAAGGTAGCAAATGACTGTGTTAGCCTTGCCCAAAAATCGGAAGACTTGACAAACTCAAGCATTTTGCCTGTTGCCCATTCTGCAATTTCACCGCCCCAAAAAAGAGTGCCAGCTACGACTATTCCCTGTGTAAATACAGAAAGAATAATTCTGCCAAGCATGCCAGCTAAAAGCCAGCGAATGACAGTTCCCGCGAACTGAAGCAAAAGAGCCGCCAAAGGAAAAGACACATTCAAAACGTTTGATATTTTCATTTATGGCCCCCGCTTCTGAAAATTGCTATCATGGAAAAAGTGTTTATGAAATAAACGGTTATGAGAAGGCAAGCCTTCATGAATTTTGCCCAGTCAAAATCCGAACCTTTTACAAAGTTATTGAAATCTATATGAAATGGTATTTTAGTGCCAAAGAAAGAAAGCTGTTTGTCAATGACTGGGCATTGACCGGAAGCAATTTTTGAAGGGATAAGAGCATCTATTTGCGAATTAGTCCAAGGGGCAAAGCCTTTGCCACCACCTGAAATCATTTTATTTGCTTTGCCGCTAAAGCCTGATGTATCGCCTGAACCCAAGCCGCCGGGAACACAGTCATCGCCGGTGCAAGTTCCAGAGCCTTCACCCTCTCCATTGCCTTCACCAGAACCGTCACCATTGCCGAAAATTTTATTCATCATATCTTGCCAAGTAGATAACTGACTATTGAAATTATCGTTGTTGGCAGAGCTGGCAGAATTGACAGCGGAAGCTAAACCGTTTATTGCACCGACTACATCGGCATTGCCACTATTGACCGCTTGCAACACGCTATGAAGAAGTATATTTTGCTCATTGGTTAGATTGTAGCCTGCTGATTGCAAAGAGGCTATATTAGCCACTATGTCCCTTGTTTGCGTTTCCACGCCCAGTTGATTAAGCTGAACATCTATTCTTGCCCAGTTGCAATTGTTGTTTGCCAAACATGTAGCATTGCCTTCACCGCCATTGCCACCACCGAAGTTTATACCGCCGTCATTGGTGCCACCGGAAGAAGCGGAAGAAGTGCCGCCATTAGAGCCACCGGAAGAACCGCCGCCGCTGTCAGAACTTTGGCAGAAAATCAAATGAGGGAACTCAGTGCATAGGTCATAAGCACCGCTACTGCTTTGACCGGTGTTTGAGCCAGAGGAAGGAAAAGCACCAGAACACCAAGGCAAATTTGGATTTTGTTTGCATTGGCAATAAGGGAGCGTTGGGAACTCATTGCAAAGGTCAGGGATAGGAGGGGTTTCGCATTGGGGTAAATTTGGGTTGCGTTGGCATTCGCAGAAATGGCTTTCAGGGTGTTCATCGCAATAGGAGCCATCATCGCTACTGCTACTAGAATCATTGCCACCGGAGGAACTGCTAGAGGGTTCAGAACTACTGCTACTAGGGGGGTCGGGGGGTGATTCATGTCCTAAAGGACAGATTAACACATCACGTTGACCAGCACCGGAATTATAGTTATTACATTGTGAACCGTCAGGGCGAAGCGAAAAAGGATTATTTTCGGAACCAGGGGGGGAAATAAAACTTTCCGCAGAAGGCGAACCATTACCCCAAGTATAATAATAAACACTACCTAAATCCTCAGAAGTAGAAGGATTACCAAACATTCCAATTAAACTATTAAAAAGAGTTAAACCGTCAGAACGCATAAATAAGCCATTGCCGCCGTTGCATTGAGGGGCGGAGATGGGGAAGGGAATGTCGCAGGGGGGAGGGGCGGGAGGGTCATTGTTAACGTTAAAAGAAAAAATGCCACTAAGAATACCAGAGCTAGTGCTAATGCAAAGAGAAGAACTACAAACGGTAAAAAAACCCGAACCATTAACAGCAGTTCCCCATTGAGAGACAGAACAGGATTCTTCAGGCCTACCCGCTACATAACCGCTACCAATAACGGAAAGGTAAACCTGCGAACTAACTAAACTAACAGAAGAACCCGGAGGAACGCTATAAGTTCTAACACATTGAGAATAATAGTCGGCAGTAATAGTAGTAGTTATAGTTCCAGTTTGAGAATCGTAGAAATAACCAGACGATAAATTATAAGTTTCATTACAATGTCCAGAAGTCATGCCAGAATTCTGTATAGGACAAGAAAGGGTAACGGTCAAAGAAAAAGATTTTGAAAAGAAAAGACAAAGAATAAAAAAAGCTACTCCCACGTTAAACGACATTCTACTAGTAGAGTTTACGCGAGAGTAGCTAAGACTTGGAAAAGAACGTTGCATTTTAGAGTTTCCTCAATAGCTTTATCAGCAAACCGCAAGCTATGATGATAACCATAACACCAATTATGGTGGGAAAGTTATCTGTCACGGTATCTGCCAAATCTGTTTTGGCTGTGGTAGGAAGCGAAACGACCGCTTCTGCGGCTGCATTTTGTGCGGCAGCAGCACCAACGGCAAGAACGCCAACTACTTTTTTTCCAAAGGATTTGATTTTTTCTAACATACTTTTGAACCTCCCCCGATTTGCGACATCGGAACGAAAATAGTTTTATATTGAGCTTGTTCTTCCCCAGCTTTCTTGTCATAGCAAAATTGTCTATAACGCCCAAAGCTTTCCAACTTGCAAGCATAATCAAAGGGGCAATACCCATTCACTTGCTTAAAACATTGCT